CTTATTGTTTTCTTACCGTTCACGAACAAACCAAACTGTTTTCAAAGCTGAATGAATTGATTAAGCCAAACGTAACATATCAGGAAAAGTAGTGAAATCTTTGTCTTCAAGTCGCCGGGAGGTACTTGTAGATTGTTTTCACGTCCACGCCTGTCACATCAGCCACCTGCTGCCGGGTAGCGCCGTTCTCCAGCATTCTGCGGCACTGCTCCACCACATCTTCAGTCATTACCCGGCGACGGCCACCGACTCTCCCCTGCTCCCTCGCTGCGGCTAAACCCGCTCTGGTTCGCTCGACGATCAGCTCGCGCTCCATTTCCGCCAGGGCGCTCATGACGTGGAAGAAAAAGCGGCCTGCTGGCGTACTGGTATCGATGCTGTCGGTCAGGCTGCGGAAATTCACCCCGCGCGCCTGTAGCTCCGACACGAGCGTAATCAGATCGCGTACGCTGCGGCCAAGCCGATCAAGCTTCCAGACCACCAGCACATCACCCGCTCGGAGTCGCCGCAGCGCTCGCTTTAATCCTGGCCGCCGGGCATTTTTCCCGCTGGCCATATCCTCAAAAACCAGCTCACATTCTGCGCGGATCAGCGCGTTTTTCTGTAAATCGAGGTTTTGATCCCCTGTAGAGACCCGTGCATAGCCAATCAGCATGTTGTAACCCTTTGAAATTGCTGATTGTAAAAATCTCTGCTCTTTCGCTCAAACCCTCGTTTGGGCGAACGCCTTTTTTGGAGCAAAAAACATGGCCGAGTTTATCCCGCCGCTGGGCACCGCAGACCCTCAGATTTTTATGGATAATGTCAGGCGCCTCGATCAGCTTATGCAGTCCTCAGAGTTAACCTTTCCCGACCGCGCTGGTGAACTGCTGTATACCTGGCGTGGTATCCATCAAACTCTGATCCCGCTCAGTAAGCAGTATATGACCCTGGCAGCGGCGCAGGCGGATATCGCGAATATTCCGACAGGAAGCGCCACGTATTACCGCAGCCCTGATGATTCCGCGCTTGCTATTGAGGTAATTAATACAGCAGGAGCTTTACAACCTACCGGCCGTAAAATGCCGTCACAGTCATCAATGGTCATTGGTATTGTTGATTCGTGGGTTAATAACAACCTTTATCCCTTTGATACATTGTCATCGCCGAATGAAAACGCGGTATCTATGAATGTAGCTGCTGTAAGCACTATTGCGTACCGAGAGGCTTACTCAGCTTTATTATCTCCTGTTGCTGTAGGGGATATTATCACTGTCCGTTATAAATACAGCGGAACCGGCGGCGCCCCAACCATTGGATTAAAAACATCGCTGAACGGCACATTTGTGAGTAATCAGCCAACGCTGACCTCTTCAAATGACTGGCAGGAAGTGCAACTTACCGCCACCGCAGCTACAGCAACACTTCTGGCTATCGGGGTGAATACAAGGCTTGCAACCACTGTTCAGTTATCGATTATCGCCTACGCATCGAAGAAGAATGCTATTACCACAGCAATTCTTAACTCACTGGATAGCATTTCCAGTTTAAATGGGAAGGTGCGTATTGGTTCTGTGGATTCGTGGGTTAATAATACCGGATATCCATTCTCTGTTTTCTCGCAGGTTAATAACAACCGAGTAAACTACGTCAATTCGACGGGCGTCTATTCGGAGATGTATGCGAATATTAACGTGCCCTCTGGCGGCTCTTTGACTTTTAGCTATTCTCTGGATGCCACAGCCGGGCGATTATTCGCTAGATTAGCGAACGGCAGCGCATGGACGGGTGACGAAGTGCAACTCGCCGGCGGTGGTGCCAGGCAGACCATTACACTCGTGGCCGCGGCAGACACAAAACAGTTAAAACTGTATACCAGGGCGGAAATATCCGCAGGGTCTTTTTTCGCGGAAGTAAACTACGGGCAAAAAAATGCGCTGACAGAGCAGATTGATTCGCTGTATTCGGCAGTGGCATCAGCTAACGCTGTTCTGGCCATACTGTCCCAAAGCTCAACATTTGATTCATTTGTAAAAAGCTCACCTTACACCTACACGTTAAGTGATGCAGGTGTGGCTTACAAACAGGCAATAAGCACGGTGGACAATATCAGCGGATTGAACACCGTAAAGATGATGTACAAAATATCTTCATCGAATGCAGCTTTAAAAATTCAGAGCAGGAACGGAAGCAACTGGGGGGCAAATGAAAGAACTCTGGTAGCTGATGGGGATTATCATGAAATTGACTTGCCGATAGCCTCGGGGCAGGTATTTTCCGGTTGGGGTGTATACTCATCAGCCAAAGCTGGGGGATATTCTGCTGACGTAACGATGATCCCTATCTCTGCAAACGGGGTATTTTTCACGCCAGCAACGGCTATCCTTTATGGCCTGATGGCCGCTTCGGCTTCCCTTGACAGCCGCGTAACAGCTCTGGAGAACGGCCAGGCCACCGATCAAAATACAGATGTGATTTTCCCTGCATACTTCTATGCAGTGGATGGTCGCCCGCTACGTTTTTACGGTGCCAATATGGTCAGTGGTACCCGACCATGGCACAACAACACAGACATCGTTCTTTCCAGTCATGGGTATGAAGGTAAATCGGTACTGCTTAAAGATGTAGTTCCTGACGCGATGATAATGCCATCGGAAATTAATGGGCCAACGCTTAACATCAACGCGCGGGCAGACGAAATGTATTCCGGAAGAAAGCTGCGTTCACTAAACTGGCGGCGACTCAGACAGGAAACGTAAAAGTCGCCACAATAATGGATAGTCTTGGAGAACGGTGCGTTCCGTGGCTTTATTTTGCCCTCAACACGACAGGGGCTACATATGCGGGCGCAGGTTCCCGAAAAACACGCGGCATGACAGACGATGGAGGGTATACACTTCCAAATACACCGGCGGATGGCATCCCATTTGACGGCCGTGGGGGCTGGACGACGTTCGACTATATCGGCAAGACTCAGAAAACCAACTTCAGCCAACCTTTTCTGCGAGATGCAGTAGCTGCCGATTTCGCCGCTTATCCTCAGTACTGTTACGACAAGGCCTATTCTGGCCAGAGCTATGCAGATAACCCTAATCTGGCGGGGTACCACATTTTTGATGTGACTGCGTGGATGGCGGCGTCAGGGGTGAGCGCCAGCGATAAATTGGTGGTGGTCATTCAACTCGGATATAACGACCTCTACTACAGCTATACGCCTCAGCAGACCGTTGACGCGCAGGAATTCATGATCGCCAAATTCAGGGAGAAAATAGCGAATTCCCGCTTCGTTATTTCTCATCAGGCATTTGGCTGGTCAGGAGTCAGTGCCCCGCAGAACTGGCCTGACTTTGCTAAATGGATCACGCAGAAGTTGCGCAAGTTTGATAACCGTATCAGCGAGAAAATTCTCGTCGCCCCTGCATGGGCACAGCTGAGCTACAAATACGGGATGAACGAAACTATCACAGCAACCAGTGATACGGGTGTTCAGACTGTATCGTTACCTGACGATGTCCACCCCGGTGAGCTTGGGGGAGCACAGTGGGGCGATGCTCTGGTTGCTCCTGTTCTGGCAGCCTGGAATTTATAGCTTTAGCTGATACAACCATCAATGGCGAAACAAAGTACTTGATTGAGAAACATCTGGAAATAAAGAGAATTTTCTTAGAAGATAATGTGTGCGCAAAGACGCACACAGCAATAATGTCATTCAGTATTTTCCCCCGGTGTGCCTCCGGGGGAGTTTTTTAATCCATCGACAATAAGAACTGCGCAACAGAAACCTTCTCTGCTGAAGTAAGCACGCCCTCCATCAACAAAACCGACTTGATATACTTGGTCGTTGTTTCGTTGTTGTTATCAGTTTTCCTCCCCAGCAGGACATTATTTGTTCCGGCCACTCGGGTACCAGGGAAAGCAGCTGATGATGATATCAGTGCCCCTGTCTGCGGGTTGTAAATATCAATGGTTGCTGTCCCCTGGGTTATCGAGGCAGCAAACGCGAACAGATCACCTACGGCAATTGATGCCGGGAATGCCGCATAGGCGTACCCGGCCGAGGACTGGCCATTATTCTGGCCTACACAGAACAGATTTCCGGTCCCGTTCGTGAAGCCAATTGAAAAGCCACTCGCTGCTGAACCGTTTCCTGAAAAATCTGCGATCATATGGGCGTTCAGTGAAGCCCCTCCGGCATTCCGTTTAGCCACACCACAGATTGTCAGCGTCAAAGGTGCTTTCTGGCTTGTATCCAGATAATCAGTATTGTTAACAGAGATATAACCGTCAGCATTATTCAGAGAACCATTGATGACGGCCGGAGCGTTTTTGTTATAGGAGTTATAAGTGATATCAGGCGCTGGCTCTCCAAAATAATAACCCGCGAACGGTGTTGCACTGACATCCGGGAGCCCGACGAACCAGTTTGAAATAGTAAAGTCATCAAGGGTTTTCATCCCCGGTATGACGGGACCGTTCATATCAAGTAAAATGGCTGTAATAGGCATAATTACTCCTGAAAAAATTCTTTTTTGATTTTATTTGTCAATATATATGCGCCAAGAGAGCTCAGGTGCAAACCATCCTCCCAGGCCCCATTGCTGTTATCGTACGTTTTCGGGAATAGCTGATATCCACTAATGAAGTTGACGTTATACTCAACAGCCAGTTCACGCATGACAGCATCGTACTCTGACAGAGCTGGAGTACCAGTTGCATTACAGTGACCCGGTGACACCAGGCAAATACAGATGCCGGGCGTAGCTTCCCGAAACTTTGTAATTATTTCCACCAGTCCATTTCTATATTGCGTTGTCCCCTTGCTTAACCTGAAATCGTTTGTACCAAGGATGACGAACAACAAATCAATATCGAGATACTGTGCAACAGGTTTGATCCACTCAGAAAAATTAAAGAAATCACTTCCTATAGCCCCGCCATTCCCCATCCTTGAAACTGTTACGCCGGAACGCACAGCGCTGTTCTTCCCATACATCCCCAAAATGGATACAACCCCACTTCCCAGGCTCTGAATCGTTACGCTATGGGCTGTTGCGGATAGCCCACTGATATCGTGCTTTTTAGCTGCTCCGGTGTTCGCACCATTGACTGTTACAGGTGTGCCGCCATCAATTGTGATGGTAAACGAACCGGAACCATCATAATAGAAAACTGAAAGATCGGTTGCTGTAATACCGGTCCAGGCCAGAGACCCAACAGTATTGTTATTGTAATACCCATTCCCATCAGGTCCGCATCCATACGGTGGCGGGTTCGTGTTATTACTCCCTCCATCATATTTCGTAAAGTTTGTTGCAACGACAGGCGATATGCCAGTCATGACACCATCAGCGCGGTTAGAGCAACTTATCCAGGCCGGGTCTTTATATATCCCACCAAGAACATTAATTAATGATTGTGGAATCGTGTTTTTTTCGTTCCATGAGTCACCAAAAAATGCGGTATTAACACTCGCTGCCTGCCCACTGAAAACACGACCTTTTTTAAAGTTGAACTTATACTGGTCTCCTTCAATAAATGAACTGTCTGATTGTGCAGAAGCCCCACCGACAAGATTTAAGATATACTTTTCAATATTTGGCCCAAATCCATAACCGTCATACATACCTTTATGGAACCATGCATAAACATTTCCAATTCTGTCGTGAACAAACGGAAAGTAATTTGGAGAGTAGTCTCCCTGGGGGAGAAATTTTTGTGCCCAGGCGTTAGGTACTGATTCAATGATGGTTCGTGCATTAGCGCCAAAATCAGCAACGTCCCAACGTCCACCATCAAACCACGCGTAAACATTTCTGTTTCGATCGAAAAAAACAGGAAACCATGTCGGCAGGTATTGACCCGGGACGAGTCGCTGATTGAGCTTTTTGTCGATGGTTTCTTCTGAGGGTAATACATTCCCGGTAGGTACCAGTGTTCCGGCTTCGTTTAAATACTCAATTGCGACTGCGTCGTCAGTGCTGCGGACATAGCAAACTGAGTCCACCGGTATCTGACCGTTGTTCACGGCTGCCTGTGCTTCCGATAATGTCGAATAGGGTAATCCCAGCGCAGTAATACTTTTGCGGGCGTCTTCAGTAACCTGATCATTTTTCGCCATCATTCCGCGCCAGGTATCCAGCTCAACGCCAGCGCGATCCGGCTCAGTCAGCGCAGACCCATTGACCAGCTTATCCAGGCGCTCGGCGTTATCGAGCAGCACAGCGGGAGACGTGCTCCCCAGCTCCGGGTTAAAGGCCATGTTTTTTGCTCCAAAAAGAGGCTTCGCCCAAACGAGGGTTTGAGCGAAAGAAAAGTTGAAAGGGATTTTTTTGGTATTAAGCAGCGTCGCCGGGGTATGTGGCGTCGTCGTACTGGTAGAACGATTCGAGGTATTCTTTTGCGGTGATCTGACAGGTGCCGTCAGACTGCGGCGCGATCTCCTCTACAATGGCGTCGTAGACGTGGCGCGTTGAGCCGCAGAACACCAGGCGGATCGGCTCGATGGTTGCCGACGACAGGTCAACCTTCATCGGGTCATCAAACTCGCTCAGGTGCGGGACTGACAGCTGAAAATCGCCTACCCTGCTCGCCACCATCAGCCCGGATGCAGAACCATCCTGATAGCGGATCAGCGCGCGGGGATTTTCGAAAGACCAGTCCAGCGGCTCCGTAACGGTGAACGTTGTCACGCCACCAGCCGTTGTCATCGCCTCCACCAGACAGGAAATCGTGTTGTTACCCGGAATATCATCCGTGAGCACGATGCGATCGCCTGTGTTGTAGCAGAGCGCATCCAGCTCGGTGGTGGTCTGGTATGTAACCCGCTGCTGAAGATACTTCATCAGGCGACGCATGCCGATCTGGTAGGCGTGATCCTGATTGAGCACCCCATCGAGTTTGTAGTTCTCGATTTTCACCGGCGTGGGATTATCGGGTGTCCGACATTTAACAGTCTCCTCTGACCAGGTGACGCCGTTGATGTACGTCACGTCGACACCATCAAAATCATCGTCGGACGGCACGGTAAATCCGCTCTGCAGCTCCTCCACCATCTCATGCGGCGTTATGATCCCCGTCCAGGGCTTAATCCCCTCGCGGTTGACCGTCGCAAGGCCATCGCTTAACAGGAAGCGGGATTTCCCGGCATTGGCAATCATCTGCAGCATTTCCAGCGCCGAGATACTGTCGCCGGTGGCGAAATCGAAATTTTCGCCCCGTGGTGTCCAGTACGCTGATTCCAGCGCGTTGATGGTGTCAACATCCATTTCCAGCCCCAGCGAGTTACCGACATGCAGCAGAGCACCCGAGATAGTTCTGGCCGTTCCGGTTTCATAGGCCCGCGTGGCCACAACGTTTACGCGGCGGTCCGACTGAGCCGCCAGCTTCCCTCCCGTCTCGACGGTCACCGCCATCAGCGACACGCCGGGATAGGATGAAGGTCGTGTCAGCAGTCGCCCGCGCAGTGCCTGCCAGTACATCGAATCCCTGGCGTTGTTTGAGCCCTGCTCATTGCGCCGACGACAGCGAACTTCCACCAGCCCCGGAGAACTGAGCGTGATCCGCTCAGTAAAACCCAGCCCGTTGACGTTTTTCAGCGCATACTCGCCCTGGTGACTCACCCACCCCGATCCGGAACCGTAGACGCGATACTGTATCTCCCACTCAACGTGGCGAATCCGTTTTTTCCCCTTACTGTCAAAGCCGCAGATACCGTTCGGGAAGGAGAAATTCACCTCGAACATATCCACGGTTTCATTTTCAGGGCACACCAGGAACGGCCCCAGCCAGCTCAGCGTGTCATTGAGGCCGGTGGCTTCATAGTCGATCATCGTCCTGGCGGTGAATCCCGGCCATGACTCATCAATAGCACCGGAAACCAGGCGCGCCACTGTCGCCGTTGTGCCGTCGGACGAGACTATCTGATATTCGTTGCCGCGGTGAGCAAGGGAAAGCCGTTGCACACCTTCAGGCATGCCCGAGAATGCGGTTCCCGTAGCGCTGGTATAGGCGAGCGTCACGTTTGCCGTTACCGCCGGGCTGCCGCCGGTTGATGCCGTGCCGGAGGTGTAAACCGGGGCATCACCGAAAACGGCTGCAGGAAGCGAGGAGGATGTGATTGCCCCACCAACGAACGGGCTGGCCGCCTCGGTTATC